GAAGTTTCCGCTCGGGAAGGCGACTGTGGTACTCGGGGAGTTGCCCGTGGTCGAGGTGTTTCCGGTAAGGGCGTTGCCGAAGTAGTTGGCAATCCAGACATCGTCCTTCGTGCGATTGGCCGCGAACACGAAGTCCTGCGCAATCCAGCCGTCGGGGCTGATCGCCATTTCCAGTTCTTCGTAGGTGTCCACGATATCGGACACCCAGTACTTCTGGGGATAAATCCAACGCCTGTCGGCAGGCGTGTCGGTAATCGGCTTGGGCTGGACTCGTCCAGAGACGAGAGCCATGCTCGTTGCGCCGAACTGCTCCGTCGCCGTAGCGCCGGAACCCATGTAGGTGCGAATGGTCGATGCGCTCCACAGTCGGGCGGGCATCTGCTGAACGAGGAACTCCACCTGATTGGTGAAGTCCGTCACGAAATAGGTAGGGACATTATTGGCCACGATGGCGCTCCGAAACGTTACCCGTTAGGGCGATAGGGTTTCGGGTTAGCGCCGTTGAGCGGCCCTGATGGTTTGCGGATTGGCCTTGTGGGGGTCCGCGTAGCGGAACTTACTCCCTGCTTTTGTCCTTTGTCAACTACATCTCGATAAAACCATCGCCTGATATCGCTTTGTTCAATCGCTGCCAGTGGGCTTTGGCGGTTTGATCGCCATCACGAGCGCGCTTCAAAAGCTCGGCGCCCTTCTCGGCCAACTCAGCCTTGGCTCTATTGGGAGTCAGGCCGAAACCGGCTTGTGCATCACCGATAGCGGCAGCGTTGGACTCTCGTGTGTTAAGACCAGCAAGGTGCAGGAGTTTCAGGGCGTTCTTCGCTCCAATCGCGGCTGCCATGGGGACAAAACCTTGGTCGAGGTTCATGCCCAGACCTCGCATGGCCCTGCGGGCGAACTCGACGTTCTCGTTGTACTTGTCGCCCCACTCTTGTTTCAACTGCTGGTCGGCTTGGTTCTGGTCGTTGACCACCCTTGAACGCTCCATCTCCGCGTGCGCCATGGCACGGTCGAGGTCGAGCTGTGCCAGAGCCTGCGCCTGCTTTTGACTAATCCCCAACTCGTGTAGCTTTGGAGCAAGCGTCTTTACCTGCTCAGGATCGACACCTTCAGGGAAAGCGTACTTGTCGGGAGACTCGGGTCTTCCGAGACGGTTGTAGAGCGTGTCGTAACCGACTTTGTCTGCATCATCTTTCGGAAGCATGACCTTATCGCCCGAACGGTACTGCTTCTCCATCTCAAAGTAACCTTCCAGGGCTTTTGGAAGTCCGGTCGGAGTGTTCCAGCCTTTCTTCTCGATGTTCCCTTGAAGCACGGGATCGAGGTCGGAGAACCACTGTTTTTCGGTGGGTGGTGCAGCACCGTTTGTCGGCTGTGGTGTACCTTCTGTCGGATTGCCGCCAGCCAGAGCCTCGGCGGCTGCGCCTCGGTTAGTCGTCGTGTCGGTCATGGTCTACTCCTACGTGGATGGCATCCTGCATCAGTCCCATCGTGGTTCTCTCGGGAAGATGCAGCATGGAATTGATGTGCAGCCAGATTTTCTGGCAGCCAAGAGCGATTAAAGTAGCCTCGGTATCGACCTTGCTCAGGGAGTCGTACTGGACGGGGGATTGAACTCCCCCTGTTACCTTGATGAGGTCCCCAATTACCAGCCGGGCGATGTCGGTCATGCCGCCTTCGTTCAAGAGGAACAAACGCTGGTAGGCATGCTTTACATCGATGTTGGTGGTCTTGCGAGGCATTAGCCTCCACCGGGCGTGATGGCTTGGGTGCCTTTAGAAGCATCGGAAAGATTCTTGATGGCCTGAGAGGCAGGGCCTGCAATGGTAGCCATGTTGGTCAGTTGCTGCTGCTGGATTGTTGCTTGATCCATCGCGTCCTGTTCCTCGGGCGTATTGAGGATGCTCGGAGGCGCGTCGTTGGATTCGGCCAGTGCTTCGAAAGTGCGTGGAAGATTGATCATCTTCGTCATCAACTGCGGGTTGGCCTGGAAGAGCGTAGAGGCTTGTTGAAGCGTCATGTTGATCGCAAGAGCCTTGCTCTGCTTCTGGGCCGTCTGTGAAAAACTGGTGTACTCGATGTCGAAGTTGAAACGCCGGCTCTGCCGGACGATTTCGGGCGGGTCGGGGAGTTGTCCTGCGCGGTGGAGGATGTCCAGTTCTCTCGTGATCACAGGACCCATCAGTTCGTTCTGGATTCGGCCGATGATGGGAGCGACCAAGTAACCCCGCTCCTGAGCCAGCTGTAAAACCTGTGTCGCCGTCATGTCCGGGTGTTCGGAGAGGATGGAGATGATGTCGTTCAGGAAAGCCCTCCGAACCGTGGCTTGTTTCATCTCCAGCTTCTTGTCCATCACCTCGAACTTGCTGCCACTTGGCAGTGGCCGGATCAGTTCTTTTCCATCGGGGGTCAAGTAACCCGAGTTGATCGAGTTCGACCGGAGGTTAAATGCCGGGAGGTTGATGTCGTCTACCGTCAGATACGGTGGATCAGCGGCTCTTTGGGTGATGCGTATGTCCGCCTTCTCCATCTCGTTTAGCTGGAGAATAGTTGGTAGCACGTCCACGCCCGGTCCACGCCCATAAGTCTCACGGCTGTTGACTCGATATCGGGGTATGAAAATGGGTTGGGTGTAGTAACCCCCTCTCTTGACGGTTTGTTGAGTCTGCTTGCAAACGATAAGGGAGGAGATGGGCTTTCCCCCTGCATCATAACTTTCGTCCCTTGGACAAATGGCGTGGATGAAGTCCCAGGTTTTCTCGGAGTTTTGTTTTTGCGCATACTCATCCGCAATCTGGTCCGGTACTTCATCGATGATCCCTTTTTTGAAAGCGTCCATCACCGCGAAGGGCGTCATGCTCCATTCCCGGTGAATGCAATCAATCATCCCCGCCGCGTGCTCCAGGCCGAAAGTGTACGCAAGAGGCAAAGAGCGGTAGCGAATCCCTATCCCCACGATGTCGTCTACGAGGAACGGGCCATTCCCGAAGGTCATGATGTCCCCCAGGGTTTCGTGAATCTGGCTTTGGAAATTGGCCTCGGGGGAGTACCGCGCTCCAAAGAGCGTATCCGTGACCTGTTCCAACCACTGCCGGACGATCAGTTTTCCCTGCAGGTCCTTGTCCCGTGCTTTAAGCCCGTGCCACTGTCTGCTTGATGGGCACAGAAGGCTCTCCAAAGCCGCCACCCCGTTCTCGCACGCCATGGGGGCGGTGTCGTCGAAGACCCGGTTGGTCCTTCTTTGTCCTTCGGCCCACTTGGTCGTGAAGTCGGCTTGGTTGGGGCGGACACGTTCTGCGACGGATTGCCATAGCGTGTTGAAGTTTCCCCGGACCGATTCCATCTGCTGGTGCCGTGCCAAAACCTTCCCGGCGGTTTCGTCATCCGGCGCGGTACTCGGAGGGGCTAGACGCTCCGTTCGTTTCTCGCGCTTTCGCGTGGCCATACCTATACTCCGAAGATGTCTTGCATCCACAGGCGTGGAACACGGCCAGAGTATCCGGCAGAGTTCAAGGCATGGGTTGAGTTACGGCGGTTGTTCGATTGCGTCTTGGCGTCAGCCCATCGACAGTTCGATGGCTCGTAGTTGCCATCATTATTGATGCGGTCAAGCGTTTTGCCTTCCGGTCTGACGCCCATGTCTTCTAGGAAGTTATCAAATACTTTCCATCGATCGCAAACCGTTATACCTCGACCAGAATATGCAGCATGCTTAGGGTGAAGTGACCCGGCTTTGCAACGAGCAAGCATGGATGACCATGACCGGTGGGTATGGCTATAGGTCATGCCGTGTCGGATATTCGTCTTGCCGACCTTGGCGCAATTTGTGGCACTGCGCTTTACGTGGATACAACCGCAGGATATTACTGCGCCTGAAATCAATCCATCGGAACGGATGCGTTTGGTTACACCGCAGTCGCAGGTACACCAAAAGAACTTTCTATACACGCCACTGTACAAGTCGTAAAAAACTTCCTTTACGACGAGATTGCCGTATCTATTGCCAACCCCATCGTATGATCTAGCTGGACCCTTGCTCACATCATTCCCCTAACAACTTGGCCAGCTGAGTTGCCGGAGCACCGGGGTTAGACCCCGCCAAAACATTCGCGGCCGCTCCCCTGCGCTGCCGCATCTGGTTCTGGTTGCTTTGGTTCTGTGCTGCCTGATCGATGGTCGGGGGAGGCGGAATGGGCATGGGCGGGGGGAGAGCCGCCGGTTTCGATCCCCCAAAGAGGTTGCTCATACCGGCTCCTGTGACCAAAGGGATTCGATTTTCTTTCTGGCGCCTGTCCAGTCCTGCCCGCCATTGAGTTTTTCAACAGCGTAGGCCAGATCAATCAGATACCACGGGCTGGTGGATTCCAGCACGTCTTTCAAAGGCTCGGCTGCAAGGTACTTCCCGTTGCTGATTCCGATAGCCACTTCATCCGCCATGACCTTCCAGCCGGGGAAATATCGACCAATGAGTTCTTTCGCCGTGCTGATGTTCACCGGGCTTCCTGGATGGTGGCTTTTACCTCAGTCCCGTACCCGTCGCCGTACTTGAAGGCCCGGTCCACGGATTCTCTAAAAGCCTTCTTCGCCTGTTCGGAAGGCTCTTCCTCTTCAAAAGCGACCTTGCCCCGGTACTTCATGCGCCAATAGGCACCGGAAACGGATTTGTCCACGGCTACTTCATTCATGTGAATCTCCCGAGAACATCGTCGTCCGCTCCAAGAGCATATCGCTGGC